GTAAAGAGATGGCGAACAAAAAAAGTAAGTTAGAAAAATACAAACTAAAATACGAAGATAAGGCTCGTAAGTTTCGTCTTAGTTCTACCTTTGGTAAAAAAGACCCTTGGATAATCAGAGCAGGAAATGCAACCGTTAAAGCGGTTGTTTATTTTTTCTCTGAATCCTACAGAGCAATAAAAACAATCATGAAGGAGATAATGTAGTGTTCGATACAAATATATTGTATTATGCTTATGATAATACCGATGGCGATGACTTCGGGGTGGGATATCTAGATAACAAACAGACTTGGGTTGAAAGAGTTAATACTTGGGGCAGACAAGATGGTGCTCGCCACGACTTCAAACTTGATGATTTTCATGAACTCGATTATGGGAACCTTCGCGGCTGTAAATTAGCAGAAGTCGTGCCAGACGAACAGACATTCTTAGTGACTTGGCTAGTTGATAAAAACGAAAATAGTATAAGAATTGACCACAAAGGCGATTTTATTTGGGAAAATAATCCATCAAAAAGTTCATCAATTCCAAAGTGGGTACATCGGCTTAAAAGAACCATTAAAGAACACAAAAATCAATAAAACGCTTGTGTTTTTAAGAAAAAAAGAGCATAATTATTTTCAGTGAACGACAAAAGAGCGTCACAAACAAAAAGAAAGGCTCAAACAAATGAGTGAAAAACAGAAAAAAGAAACAAAACCGACCGAGGTTAAAGCCCTTGACCAAGAAAACAAAGACATGAAAAATGTGTTCGTTCGTGGTATAATTGGCATAACGTTGCTTTTAGTATTCGGAAGTATAGCTTTCAGCACCGTAGTTATTTGGACAGGAACAGACAATCCAGTTTACAAACTGTTAATCGCTCCACAAGCGTTATTCGCAGGTGTTATCGCCTTCGTAGCGTTTTCAAAAATACTTAAATAAACAAAGGAACAATTGTTGGCGAAACTTCCCAGATGTAATGTCTGATAAGCTGACGTACCATGCGTAAAGCAAAAATCACAGTAGCTATTATTGCGATGGTGGTCATATCAGGATTCACCTATTTAGCGATCAGTAGTGGGGTTACAGCCAAAAATCTTGATCTCAAGACGATTAAGCTGCAATCGACAGAAGAAAAACTCGACGGTGTCAACTTACAAGTTGAAAAGCTCAAGACGCAATCTTCTAATGACAAAGCCAAGCAAGAACAATTAGAAAAAGAAAAGAAATCTCTAGAAGCCAAGTTACAAGTAAAGGCCAACGCAAAAGCTAAACTAGAACTAGCAGCAGCACAGGCAGAACAGAAGCTGACAGCCACTCGCACAGCTGCGGCCGTGTCAGCTTCTATCCCATCTGGTTCACATAATGACTGGATGGCAGCAGCAGGGATTAGTTCTAAGGATTATGGATATGCTAATTTCATCATTATGCATGAATGTAGTTACGACCCCTGCGTGGTAAATGGCGGTGCTCACGACTGTAGTTATGCCACAAATGGCGGTCAAAGAGCATATGGTGTTTGCCAAGCGCTCCCCGGAAGTAAAATGGCAAGTGCCGGGGCAGACTGGGCGACAAACCCAATAACCCAGCTTAAATGGTGCAATAGTTATGCCCAAGGCAAGGGCGGATGGGCAGCATCTTATAATTTCTGGATAAGTCACAACTGGTGGTAGCCACCAAGCAAGAGAGAAGCCCCCGAAATGAGGCTTCTTTTTTTGGCCTTGTGTTTTTGCTTGAAAAAGAGCATAATTCAATCTATAAGTGAAAAAAGAAAGGCTTATAATGATAGCAAGTAAATTAATAATCACACAAGAGACAAGAGAGAAACTAAACAATCCGGTATTATCGCCAACCAAGAAACGTGAGTTACGAGAGCGTATGATTAAGGATAAAATCAATAACTCGATTGATAGTAAATTCACGAAGCAGGAACTAGTTGTAGCAGCTGGATTCAACCCGATCACTACTACCAATGAATACGCTAATGGATTGGGGCTTGTTAATAGTATGGTAAAACGCCACATAATTATGCATAATAACACTACTGAGTTCCGCAAAGTATGGACAGTGATTGATAACATGAAAGTCACGCCAACCCCTAAACAGGTTGCAGGATCAGTGGTTAAGAAAGAACCTGTTGTAGTATTAAGTGAAAAAACAGAACTCGACAAAGTCACATTGGTTGATATGGCTAAGGAATTTTCATGGCGCGAGAACTCAGATAGTCTGCGTAACTTTATTGCTTATATGCATAACACGATAAAATAGGCTCTGTACGAGATTTAATTCCTAAAAGGTACAAATACCCATCTTTATAATAAAAAGGCCTCACACGCGCTTAGAACGCGTCACAGAGGCCTTTTTGGGTTGGATTGCATCGCCTAGTATGGTTTATTTAGTGTTTTCGTTATTTTCTTGTTGTGTGCGAGTGAAATATTCACTAGTTGCCATTGTAGGCGCGGCACTCATAGCACGTGTGGAAGCCTCTTTGTGCCTGGTTGCGTAAGTATTATTATACTCTATTGACAACCTTCACAGGCGGTTGCATCGGCAGGGTCAACGATCGCATCTAAGAAAGTTCTCTCTCTGGCAGGGTCATTCTTTGCTTTTTCCATAGCCTCATTGATTTGTTTTAGCTTCTCTTGTAGTTCTGTCTCTGACATTATAATAACCCTATTAGTTTAGATGAGTTCCCAAGGGAACACCACATTTTATTTCTTATTTTAATTGCTTCTTCAATAGTTGTAACAGTTTTCGATCTATATGCTTTCTGATCTCTTTTCATATAAACTCTAAATTTTCCGTTTCTAGTTTGTATGTTTCTTTCACCTGTTACGCCTAATGCGTTTCTTCTATTAAACGCCTGCTCCTGATCCGTTGCCCATCTACAGTTCTCTGGCGAATAACCTCTTTCGTTGTCTATTCGGTCCAAAGAATATTTAGAGCTAGGTTTTTCTCCAATATCCTCAACGAAGTTAGAAAAGGAGTCTCTCCATCTCTCACACACCGTTATACCTCTTCCACCGTATAATATATAGTCGTGACGATTCTTGTTTGTACATCTTTGTATCATATTAGCCCAAGTAAAATATAGCGGATGATCGTGTAATCTCATATAAATATTTTAACTCGTTTATGCTAATAAAGCAAGTATCTCCCTAGGTGACCAGCCTACTACGACTGATCCCCCATTTGTTGTTATTGGAACGGATGAAAAACCTCCGGAGATAGTTCTTGCTTCTTCTTCTAAGTCTGGATGTTCATCTAGATTTATTGCCTCATATTTTGCATCTTTGAGATCAAGTAATCTTTTTACCATTTGGCAATAGGCACAGGTGGTTCTAGTATAGATTTTTAGCACATTAGCTCCTTATTTTTAGTGTGAAAAAAATACATCCTTCACAGCAAGGACATACTTCCGTTTTTTATTCTATTCTAATTATACACCTCCATACCACAAAATATAGCTATGATTTTCGCAAGATTAGGCTTGTGTTTTTGCTAATTTAAGAGCATAATTAAACTCATAAGTAAGAAAGGCTTAAAACAATGAAAGAACAAAGTACTTGGGACAAGGTAATGGCGATGAAGTCAAAAGATACTCGTCATAAGGGAGTCGCTAACACTTTAACTAACGATGAGCTACAACCCATTCTTGGTACTATCGACTTCTTCGGTGACAATTATCAACAGGATATCTTTGATTTGAAGATTGCCCGTTACAGAGTATTCGACTGGCTTGCTATGCGAGTACAGGGACGTGGCGCTCCGATAAGTACTAAAGTATTAGTCCACTCATTTCTAAAGGTTGATGGTGATATTGATAAATGGATTGATGATCTTCGTACAACTGATTATGATCTTGACCATAGCTGGGAAGGAATAGAATTATGATAGTTAAGTTCGGCAACCTAGTACAGCCACATCATAGTGAAGACCCAAATAAGCCAGAAGCTAAAGATAAAGTGTCTGAAATGATGCAAAAATTGAATGAAGCTGGCTTTGTCAGGCAAGAGAATATCAAAGAAGGTGTTAAAGATGGTAGATTCTATCATGTCTTTGACCTTCCGCATCAGATTGAGTTTGGGGGCGATGTCAAAGAGGCAATAGAAATCATGACTCCATACAGTGAATATATGAAACCATTACAGGTTGTTGGTTAGCAAAAAGAAGCCGTCTCTATGTCGGCTTCTTAATTATTGAGTTTGTAAACTATTCTTTTGAAACTGTCTTAACAGCAAGTGAAGCTGAATCACTAGATGTAAGTGTGGCAGATACAATACTTGTAAGAATAGAGATTACACCAGCGCCTACAGCCACGCCAAGAGCCTGTTGCCAGTTAACAGTAAGTATGTTAAATACCCCTTCGCCGACTACAGTTAATGCTAGTAGCGATTGAGCAAGAGTCTTGATAGAACGTTCGGCTGTGTCAGCCCAGAATTTAGTTGTAAAGAGTGTCATTATTTTTCCTTTTATTTTTTGTTAAGACTTGCAAACAAATCCTTGAAGAATTTGACTAGAGCATTAAGAAATACTGCAAGTATATTTTTATTTGTTACTGGCTCTGTAGGAACCTCTGTAGGCGGAGTGACCACAGGAGTCTCCACTGGCTTTTCAGGTTCGTCAGCTACAGGTTCTTCTGGCTTAACAACAGGAGGGATAGTCGGGTCGTTGACAGGAACCGTAGGTTGCTTTGGTTCGACTGGGTTCTTTGGAGGCGTAGTCGGCTTAGGAGCGGGCGCTGTAGCTGGTGTTGGTGTCCCAGAGCCATTAGATGGAATCTCTGTGGCGGTTGCTACATCTACCCAGAATTTTACTCCTGACGCCTCAAGTTGTGCAAGCCACATACCATTACTATAGCCGAGATCAAGAACCTTATATTTTCCTGGGATTTTGTACAAAGAGCCAATATCTAGGCTTTGATCTTTAGTCTTGTAACCATCTGCACCGACTTCTACTAGTGGTCCGGCCGGGATACCGTTATCATCCCATGTGAATCCTGCACGGCAAAGAACCTTTGTGCGCACCTGCCATATTCCGCCAATAAGTTTTACATCATCAACAGAGAATGTGTCGGAGAACTTGATGTATGAACCGACCTCTAGACTTTGGTCAGTGGCCTTACTTGATACTGGTGCAGGGGTACTTTTACCTGTGTAGCGATAAAATGTCTGTGTTGGATATCCATTGATGCTACGAAGCCAGTCATAATTATCTGTGTGAATACCATTATAACCACCTGAACAGTGAATAATGTTATTAGCATCCACAAATATACCTGTATGCCCAAAGACTCCGCTAGAAGCACCACGAGCGCCCCAGATAAATATATCACCGCGTTTGGTATCGAAGTTACCTTGAGCATTAGATTTTAGCTTTGCCCAGCCATTAGTTTCGAGATTACCAAATTCAGAATCTGTATTACCAATTACCTGAGTTGAAGGAAGATATCCTGCTTCAATCAGAGCATGGTAAACAGCGCTTGAACAATCATATGAACTAGGTCCATTACGACTAGTCATTGAATAGGTTACTTTTCCTGCTCTCTGCGAGAACCAATTTATTGCTGTGTTTATTGAGGCCATATTATTTCCTTTTTTCTATTACCATTATCTCATATTGCTAAAGTGAGAGTTTTATAAGACCGCCGCCAAGCGCATCGAGAAATCCTGGGATAAGACCCTTGTTCTGACTACCGTTGCCCTTAACTGCCTGATCTTTGCTCTCGGTATCATTACTCGTGACAGCATCATTGGTTATTTTGTTGTCATTCGTTGTTTTACTGGGCGCGGCAC